CGGACACGGCGCGTCCATTCGCTTCGCTCCCGTCCGCGCCTGCCCTTGCGGGGTCACCGCTCCGCGGTTGCCCGCGGCTGCCATGTGGTTGATTATATGTGTAACGATTGTGATCGCCCGGTGTCGTCCGCTCCGCGGACTGCCTGTTATTTATATGTGTAAAGTTAGTAATCGTGAGTGATCGGTCGGTTGTCCGCCGATGACCGCCGGAGGCGGTTGCCCTCCGGGTGGCGGACAATGGGCGGATTGTTCATATGTGTGATATTATGTTAATATACTTCCATCGTTGCATTTTCTCCAATGTGTTCCGTCAAAAGAGTACATAATTTTAGTTGCTTGTTCGATAGCAAGGCAACCGGTAGGAGGTGTAATTTGCAGTAAGTCACTTCTTCCTAGTTCGGTCATTATTGGGATAGAAGTAGCTTGCTTTAAACCAGTCACTCCAGTATTAAAATATAGTTTATTGGTATCTGCATCAAAGGTTAAACTACGCTTTTTAAAATCAAATTTTCCGGTGAACATGATAGAGTCACTTAGAGTAGGCAAGTAACGCTCGTCTATATTTTTAATATCTAAAATGCAGTTTCCCGAATAAATTTTTGCCACATTCTGTCTTGTGATAGTAACATCGTTTTGTTTGATGGAACCAACGCCAAAACACAAAAATACTGAACAATATTCCGTATCGCATAATAAAGTATTGTCAAGTAACGTAATAATATTATCGGATATCGTGCAGTTTCCGGGGCCTTCTTTTAATGTAATGGGTGTTATATTTGTGTATATCCATGAATAATTGATTACTATATTTTTACAGTTTCCATGTAAGAATAACGAACTATATTCAACATAACAGTTGTTGATAGTGATGCCATTGTATGGGGCGCTTTTGTAGATTGGAGAGAATAGATTTTGAACGTGTTCAATAGAGCATCCTGTAAAAGAAATGTTTTCAAAGTTAGTTGCTTCTAACATATTAGAAGCATTCTGTAAAACGCATCCTGTTAAATTAACGTAGTTAAGTGATTTTTTTGCAATAATAAATAAAGAATCGTATACCCACATATTATTACAGTTGATAAAACCACAATAATTATTGTCTGATGTGTGCTTTAAAGTTATACACTGGAAGAATTTAGTGCCATTAATATCAATCGTTGTAATTTTTCCGCTGATTGCTACTTTAGTATAATATCTACTATTAGGGTCTTTTGTTTCTCCGTAAAAACGCCCACCAGTAATAGATATTGGTTTATCTGTTGTAAGGAAACAATCGCCTGTAATATTAATATCTGCATTAGTGTCAAGTTCCATGTTTGTATCATAAATAGTGGTACAATTATTTACATTGTATTCTCCTCGTGGTACTACAATTTTTTTATTGGCATTAAAACATTTTTGAAAAGCGATAGTATCATCTGTCACTCCATCACCTTTGGCGCCATACATTTGCGGCGTTACATAAGGGATATACTTTTTAAATAAGCCATCAAGCATACCGGAATTTACTAGTTCATCAATTTTTCTGTTAATTTCTTCCTGTACATCTAAGTTAGTAAAGTAATTATTGACAAAATCATATAACGCCTTGTAACTTTTTACAAGTTCGTCCTGCGCGTCAAACATTTCTTTCACCGTCTTAAACAGCACAACAAATTTATTTTCTAGACTCAACGTCCCGTTGAAATCATACGGAATCCCCCGCACACTTGCTACAACTTCACAAGCTTGCGTAATCATCTTACCGAAATCTGGCAACGTAGGAAAATCTGGAATTGTTGGTTTCTCTGCCATTATTATCCCTCCTTAATAAAATTGATAGAATAACTCTCTGCAATCATCGCAAATACGCTTGTTAAGATTAAGTATGGTATCTCGGAATCTCTGAATTTCTATAGAGTAACTACCGTCGAATCCCTCATCTTCAATCGTATCATTATTATCTGCATGATACGTGTCATTACTGTTGGTTTTTGTGGTATTCTCTCCATTGCTTATAGCACTGTTATAGATGGTATTTTGTCCCCTATCCATTGAAGACGCATAACTCGTTCCGGCAAAATTGATCTGCGGATTGTCAGAGTGAATATTTTGTGTGTTGTTATTTGTATCGGCTGATGTTGTGTTTTTTGCTGTGCTGTCTCCGGAGATCACACCAGTTCGTGTATCATCTTTCGTACTTGTTACTTTTCGCGTACTCTTATGAGTAATCAGTGGGTTATATTCAAAAGTAATACTCCGGTACAATTGTTCATAGTACGGCATATTGAGTGTTAGAATCCTTTTCAGATGATACTGAAATTCACCGATTGTTTCCAGTCCGATCTGTTCCCGAAAATACTGTAAACAGAACGTTTTTTCGAACGCAAGTTTTGCGCTTGTATATTCGGGCGCGGATGCATCGACATAAAACGGAAAGTCAAAATTGAAGATTAAAGGAACGGCGGCTTCGATCATATTATCAATGGTCTGATTTTCAAGTGGGGAAATTACATGATCGGAAATAACCATCTGTTCGATCGTATTTGTCAATGTTTTCGTTTCGTAGTTATAGCTAAGAAACATTATTCCACCCCACTTTCCGGTGTGCCGTTTCCGTTGTTTTCCGGTGTGTTGTTTTCGTCTTTTTCTGTCGTTTCAAACGCATCCGGTCTGTTAATCGGTGTTACCATCTTAGAATTAAAACGTACATGGATATTCAAACCATACATTTCATTGATCGCATCAAGTCCCCGCTGAATGGTTGCCAGATTTCCGTTTCTTGTCAACTCAATTTCTCCATCGTTGTAACTCGTTTCCGCGGAAACCAGCCGTTCCGGTTTTTCCACGCCGCTTGCTTCGATTCCGAGATCGGCCAGACACTCTGCTACTTCTCTCTGTGCGGCGGTGTCGAGTTCGTTAAAAATCGGCTGTACTTTTAAATCAATTGTATCAATTTGAATCTGTTTTCGCAGATCGTTTTTCGCTTTGATAAACGGAATATTTTTAACCCATTTCTGAATAAAATTGTCAATACTGAGTTTCTGCGTAGAATCCCCGCTGATGACAACTGGCGTCCTCTGTTGAATAACGTTTACCCTTGTGGACGCTTTTTTCTCCGCAAGACTCTGCGAATGCAGAATAATGCTGAGAATTTCCGGCACGGCAAAAGGTCTTGCGAAAATCAATGCGCTTTCTTCTTTATCCGTCTGTTCATAATACTGCCCATTCATGGCGTAGGCTATCCAATCAGTTGGAATCCCGTAAATATCTGGTTCACCAACCAGATTAACACCAAAAACGCCGTATAGTCCGGTGATTGGCTCTTTTTTAAACAGGCACATTCCTTGCCATAACAGATAGGAGTTGAGCATCCGTGGCGGAATCTCATCCGGTAAACCGTCATACTCATAACGAGATAACGCCAGATTTACAAACTTGTCAAAGAAGTGCCGGAAATACATTTTTTCCTCCGGTGACGTATTCGGATTGTTTTCCCAGTGTCCCCACACTTCCTTGTTACTCACCCGATACGGGTTAGCATACATGTTATCACCTCCTTAATCGTTAGAAAGACCATAGTTTCCGACATCGTCCGTATGCCAGAACGTAACGCCCTTGTTAAACATTGCCTGCAAAAAGTTGATATCATCTGTGACGCAAGCGCCATGCAATCCACAATTAACCGTTTTGACAAAATTCCAGTTTGCGCGTCCGGTGATATTAGGGACTTTGATTCTATGCGTAGCATATCCGTACATCGTGAAATAATCGTCAATTACTTTCGCCATTTCCGGTGTTACACACATCGTCTTTAATGCAATTGTATTGCTGAAAAGCGCAGTTTGCACATAACTTCCGGTAGCACTTCCTTTTGCTGTTGGCGGTATTAAATCGTGCTGTTCCATCTGCGCAGAAATATTTTCGCCAAACATAAAATTGCTTACAGTTTGACCGATACTGCTTTCGATGGCTTTTCCAAAATTTCCGCTTAACACATTTGCAATGGTTGAAATAACGCTTTTTCCGGTATCAATATACTGCTGTTTTGTCTGGTAGTCCCATATAGGCTGAGACTGAGCAAGCCATGCCTGATACGCGTCATTTGTCCACGCGCAAGACGGGAAATTGCTGTACACAAAACCATAGGGTGTGTTAGTAGTAGGTTCGTTTTTGTAATTTTTCGGACTGATATAAATGGACGGAATGTTTAACTTTACTCCCTGTCCATAAAAAGAAATTTTTTGGTCTTTGAAATATTCCAGTCGATACATATACTGGCTACCGTCATGTGCATCTACAATCAAATACGAAAAAGGATATTGGAATAATTTTTTATTTTTTGGGGTGTATCCTGCCAGTGTTTCTGGAAAATGCATTGAAAATTCCTGTGGGGAATTTTCAAAACATAACTGCGGAGCCTGGAAAATAGCTACAATAGCATCAGCATTTCCGCTTGTTGCATAAGCCTGTATTTTCTGTTTCATGGCATCAAAATTAACTGTGTTAAAATAAGTCAAACCAGACATGATTTTTTGATTTAATTCCGGTTCTAATGCAACCCCGTTTTCGTCCGCACTTGCAACAAGACAATAGTTCATCAATCCGAAACCCATACCAGCTGAGCCATTTACAATGTATTCACCAGTTTCCAGATTTTCGGGGACTAAATTAGCCCCGACTGCGTCATCTGCTTTCGCAACGTGTTCCCTCTCCACATAGCACGGCTGTAATACCACATCGTAAAAACTGTTCTGGAAACGATCGGGTTCGAAATAAATTTTAAAACTTCCGTCACTCAACCATTCTACGCGCGTCACAAAACCGAAATACCATTCTTCCGTATAGGGTTTGTTCTGAAAAGCAATATAATTGCATTTCAGAAATTCACTCTCATTCCCTTTTCCTTTATAAGTCAGTTCTCCCCATCTCACGGGCGCGGACTGCTTAAAAATATGAATTGCTTTTTCTCTTACGTGCGCCAGACAACCTGCTTTTCCGTTTTCGTAGTATCTTACGTGTTCATAATCGTTTCCCCACTCAATACCACTAGCCAAAATAACCGTGGTCTGCGGGGAAACAGCCGCCACATCGGATTGCGGCGGCATTGGAATAAATGATTCCATGTTTCCCACCTCTCTTAATCGGAAGTAAAGTAAATGGTTGCTGTTTTGGACGAATCGTAACGACTGGTAATCACAACTTTTACGCTCGTTGTTTTATTTGCTTTCGTTTTCAGATTCTTTTCGTCTTTTGCGATTCGAAGAATCGTAGTTCCCGGGATTACAAACGTATCGGCAGAAGAGTTACCCTCTACTTTTACGTCAATCGCTTTATCCGCTACGCCAGTAGAATTAACCGAAAAACTTCCACCGAAGTCGACATCTGTTCCAGCTTTCACCGGTCCCACGTCACTTGCGGTAATGGAAGAAACATCAACCGTCTCGGTCGTAAACATGATGATCGGATAAAACAGGGAATAAGAGAACATCTCTTTTACGGTATAGGTATTGTTCCATCTCAAACCGCGATTGACATTGTCCTGTACCATCATGCGGTACTGTTCACGGATTTTGAAGAATCGTTTGTCTACCAGTACAGCCACGATACCCTCAGCATCGTTAAAGTTATCAATTAAAACCTGCTGTGCTTTCGGAATCATCCGGTCGAGATTGTACGCGCTTGCATAACTGTCAACGTTCATCGCGGCTTTGGTATCTGGGTCGACAAACAGAAGAATGGTAACTTCTTTTGCCGCCGATGTCGCGCCAGCGAAATTATACAGCGGGTTCGGGAACTGAATCTTGTCAATATAGGACTGAATTTGTTTCGCCAGTGCGTTCGCGGATGCTTGATCTGTAACCGCATCCACATGCACCGGATAAATCTGACCCGCGCGCTTTGCAGATGCAATCAGTTCTTTTGCCGTGGTAAACTCATCCCAGTTACAAGCGGAAACGACACTCTCCACTTTTGCCTGCACTAGATTTCTGAGTCCGTAATCATCGAGAAACGCGCCGCGCATATCCTCAAACCAGATCGTTACCGGATAATCGTTATTAAAATTGATTACATGATACAGCGCCATAATGTAGCTGTCATAAATGGCGGTCGCATCTTCGATGCTGATATTGGCATCGTGCGCGTAACCCTGTGCAAAATTTACGTAGACTTCCTGTTCTCCGTTTCCATACGGCATAGCGTTACTGTTCAGCATTCTAAGCGGGTTGCGGAACGCTTCCGTGCTGATGGACTGGCTGGCGATCAGATTCACCAGTGCCGGAACGAGTTCGTTTCTTGCCATCGGATTGTACGGGTCAGTTAACGTTTTCGCAATATCTGCGATATTTTCGCGTGTTGCCACCGGGACGCGGTCACGGTAATCAACACTCATCGTCTGCCGAACGGCGTTCAGCATATTAATATTGGTCATATCTAATTTTTCTGCCATTGTTTTCACTCTCCTTTTCCGCTCATGATAAGCTGAGACATATCAAGATCATTGATACTTGTTGCGGTTTCTTCCTGTTCCGGCGCGTTTCCGCCAAACTCTGTTACTTTTGTGATACTTCCGCCGTGGGAAAGATCAGACCAGCGGCTTTTGATTTCTGCGACCGCAGAATCATATTTTCCTTTCAGTTCGTCCCGTTCCGCAACCAGTGCGTCACGCTCCGACATCAACGCTCCGATGTCAGTATCTTCCGTTTTGATTTTTTCACTGATGGCGGCGATCGCATCACCATGCGTTTCGATGTTTCCAATGTCTGCTACAATTTCTGTCCAATACTCTTCAAGTGTCATATTAAAACCTCCTTTTTAAATTGGGATATAACCAGATTGGCATTTTATGCCGTTTTGGTTTCATTGGGTGGGGCGGCTCAGGCGGCTCGGGTTGTCCAGTGGATAGATACCGAAACACCATAACCGCGTTGTTTAAACGTTCGGAATCAGATAAATACCGATTCCCAACAATCCATCCGGTAATTGTCGTATCTTTCGCGTGTTCGGAAATATAGTTAAAGCATTCATGTGATTTTTCCTGCCGGAACGCAAGCGTTCCATCGTCACTGATTCCCTCCCATCCTTTCATATAGGCGGCAGTAAGTGCGTTCAGATCGGTACTGTCACTGTGCAAAAACGCTTGCAGATTTTCGTAAGCACTTGCCGCGCCTATCGAATACCATACATTCTCGTAGATCAGATATTCTAACTGCGCGTTACCATCGTCCCGGCTGTAGCCGTTCGCGTCCAGCCAGTTAAATAATTGCGTACGCCTATTCGTGTCGGCGTTATCCGTCCACTGACCCAGACCATAACCGGGCGAACCGACTATCGTGCCTTGCCACAAGCCGGGGTTGATGGTGGATTCCTGCCAGAAGTTGCCGCAGATGGCGGCAATCACATACTGGCTGATACCGCTTTGTACCTCAACTGGGTATCGGTACAGATACGTCCATGCGCTATAGGGAGATACAAACGTATTGATAGATACCTGTCTTTCCAGTGGGTAGCTATCTGTGTGCGCCCCCATGGTATACCCGCCGCCGTCTGCGGGGTCATATACCATTTCGGTATGCCCGGTACGCCACAAAATATCGCCTTTTTTCCAAGGCTGGTTTGCGGTTCCTTTTTGGAATCCCGCGCCGATCAGATACCCATCCATGCTACGAGTTGTAAACCACGGGTTTCTTGCCAAAAAACCACCTACTGTACAACAATAACTCATGAGGGACGAACAATCATAGTACGTAATACCTCCGACCGTTTGCCCCTCGCGATAAGTTTGTGAGTAACCAACGTTCGGTGCATTACAAATTTCGATACAAGTGTTATAAGCAAGCGTCAGATCAGCCACGTGTCAGACCCTCTTTTGCTACATATCCGGTATAGACAATTCCATTAACGATAGCTTTCACCAGATACCATTCTCCGCTATAATACCCGTAGTTTCTAACACTGGTTCCGGTTGGCAACGTCAAGATGACAGTTTTATTCATTCCTGCGCCAACACGCAGATTATAGCGATCATTGGTATGATAGGCTCCGGCAATTTTCCGGTCAAAACTACGTGCGGACTCGGTCTTGATGAATTTCTCAATAGGTTTCTGCGGTTTTTCGCTTTTTACAACATACCGATAATGAACGGTATTCCCATACGGAAGATCGTAATAAGACCGAACACAAATTTCATTTCCAGTCTGATCTCCTGTCTGCCCATCAATTCCGCCGTTTTCGGACTGGCTGGCATGGACGATGTGCGCCGCATCGGTTGACATCGTTACATGATGACCCGCCGCAAGGTGGATATCCCCGCGTTTCCACGGTTTGCCGCATTTCACAAAACCGGCTTTTTCTAACTGTTCACCAAGATTTCGTGTGGTACTGTAAATGCTAACCGGAAAACCAGCTTTCGCAAGTGCAGTCCCAACAAATGACGAACAATCATAATCGGGACTGTTCCGGTGTAACTGTGAGTATCCGTGCCGATCATCGGCGGCAATCTGTTCCGCCCATACAACTGCGTTTTCGATTTTACTCATTCTTTCCACCTCCTAAGTGCTGGCAAAGTGAATTAATTGCATTCGTGTTCGCTTCTACGCTTTTCCGCAGTTCTTCCATCTCTTCTTTGTGCGCGTCTTTCTCTTTTACAAGATACCAGAAAAGTGCGCCGCAACAAACAATTGGAAAACCGAGACTTCCAACTAACTGCGTTACCATAGTTACATCCATGTTTCTAACTCCTTATCCTGCCATTTTAACCAGTCCTCAATTTCACTTAATTTATCACACATAATAAAATTATGAATGAATCGAACTGGCGATTTACTGTTATAAGAGTTGCCATCCATGAAAAAATAATCCCATAAGTAACGGATATGAGATTCATAATTTTCATGTGGGACGATAATCAAAGTGTCTTTCTCATCACCTTTATATCGTACCGTATAAGCAAGATATGCATTTTCTTTTTTCATCATTCCGACGATCATATTAAAAACGATATTTGCCATCTTTGCTCCTTTCTTCCTGCCCATTAAAACAAGGAAACCTTTTGACCTGCCAAGGACAGGGCGGCTTACTCAGCCGTGGCAACCCCTCTGAAAAAGGTTTCCCCGTATTTTCATGATACCTCTTTTCTGTCCGTCTGTCAAGTACTTTTGTCCGTCATACGCAAACTATTTATAAAGATCAATTCCCAATAACTCAACCGCCATATTTTTGCTGTCTAGATCGTCAAATCGCAAGTATGCTTTCCGGTACGCGTCAACCAGATTTTCGAATAGATAATCATAGTGTTCCAACATCACCGTGTTCTGCGTATGATCTCCATCACGGAACACCGCAACAAAATTACAAGACGGGTTATAGTTATGCGTAATATAGATATACCCCTCTTCGTAATACTCATACACCCCATAACTTTTTCCGCTGTGCTCGATCGTAAACAGATACCGCGACCGTCCGGTCGGCTTCTGCACAAACACAGCATCGTCAATCAACATCTGATCTCCGACGCTCATGCTCTGCATATAGTGACCACCGCGGAATGCTTTCAGCGCAGTATTTTCCCACATCGCCTTACTTGCGCTGTCATTGTGGGTAAACTCACACACAAAACCGCTCCCATGCAGCATTTTTGTTTCTTTCTGGTATCTCTTATGGATACCAAAAAATACAAAATAGGGATTGAGCAACGAAATATTATTAGATGCCATAACCAGTTTAAACCATCGGGACTGACTTCCGTTTCCACGGCTGATCGTCAATAGCAACGATTGCAGTTTTTCGCTTTCCCCTTTTACGTACTGTCCACTCTCCATGGAAAACTCATCAAAAAACAAAAAGTAAATATCCCGAAAATACGGCGATAATTTTTTCACGCTGTCCATCTTACTTCCAAAGCTAAACGCACATCCGAATGGCTCCCCGTCCAGAAAATACCGCACGACATTTCCATTCTTATCCAGATTTTTATAGGTAATCACACTTCCTAATTTAGGATACATTCTTAGCATATCTTCGTACATTGCCGCCGCTCCCGTCATTTCCCCTTTTGTCCGAAAAATCCATCCGGTCTGCAAACCATATTCTTTGCACAAGATACAACTCGCCGCGGCAAACGCACTGGTCTTTCCGGCACTACGGTTAGAACACGTAATTGCCACGCCTGCGAACTCCCCGTCCACGTCCGGCTCCGTAAACAACCGTATCGGGTTGTAATACTGAATCGGCTTTCCATCATCCGATACCGATTCAAATTTCACGCCATAATCTGCAAAAAGTTTTTCCCATTTGATATCATTCCAAAAAATCATTGTTTCACGTGAAACATTTTGTTTCACTTCCTCCTTTCTAGCATTTCCACAACCCGCGCACCGCGTCCCGCATAATCTATGTTAACCGCCAGTTCCCCGCCAGCAAAACCGCAGTCAATCTCACGTTTATCGCACGATGATCGCACGTTTTGACTGCGGATGAACGGCGGGGAAGATTCAGCGAATTTATCGTTCAACTGAATACGGTC